TACCTCCCCTCAAATTGCTCCTGCATCATTTTGTCAAATGCCTCTATGAAGGCCAAATCCTCGTCGGTTCGTTCACGGGGATTCAGGTATGCTACGCAGAGGTTAAGCGCCCTTCGATAATCGTCCTCAGCCCATCGCTCAGCCTGGCGGTGCAACTCTCCGTCAAGCTCTTGCGCTAGCCGAGCCTTGTCCCATTGAGGTATGCGCCCTTCTGCTACGAATCGTTGTAGGCGCTTGCTCAGTTCCATCTCTCTTACCTCCTCGTGTTATTCGCCTACCGAGTTTCCCATCCCTGGGCCTTTAGCTGGACTATGTGACGCAAGCATGCGGGCACCCAAGGGCCATTGGGTATCTTGACCTCACCCGCTGCGGGCTTGCGGCAGGAACATGCGCCTGGGATGCTTCTATCAAAGCTGTTGGCAAGCAGTAGGCATTCCTGTGTGGTTTCCATCTGCTACCTCCTACCCGTGATCCTTCATGGAAGGATAACATACTGTACGTGCTGTTGTCCATAGCTGAACATTATGTTAATAAGCAGACTTTTGCAGGTGAGGGACTTGACAGCGCCCTGGAACTCGCCATAGACTGAGGGGAGATGCCTAGACGACACCGCACGGAATCTCTTACTAGCCCCCGGCGTATAGAGGCCGTCGAGCGAGGCAGGCAATCCCTGGAGTTGCGGATGGCGGGGGTGTCCTTTGACCAGATTGCGAAACAGCTTGGCTATGCCTCGCGTGCTGGTGCCTACATGGCAGCCAAGGCAGCCTTGAATCGCGTGCCGGAACCAGAAGTCAAGCTATTTCGTGCTTTGAACCTAGAGCGGTTGAACAAGGCGAGACTCGGCATCTGGCCAAGGGTGATTAAGGGCGACGAGAAGGCTATAGATAGGGAGATACATATCCAGGAGCGCGAGGCCAAGTATCTCGGCCTGGACGCACCGGCAAAGCACGAGCTCACTGGTAAGGAAGGTGGCCCGATACAGATTGAAGGGCTGATGGAAAAGCTGAGAAGGCTGGCAGAGGATGACAACTAGCCTCCTAGAAAGGGCCGTCAGACGCCTCGGCCCAGAAGCCGTGCGGGATTCCCTGTCCGCTGAGGAATGGGAAGCCCTACGGTATATCTGGGAAGCTTGGGCCAGGCCCGCGCAGTTACCTCCCGAAGGCGACTGGCTGATATGGCTTCTATTGGCTGGCAGAGGTTACGGCAAGTCCCGGTGCGGTGCCGAGTTCGTTAGAAGAGAAGTAGAGACGGCTCGCGCTGGGAGGATAGCTCTTGTTGCCAAGACGCCCGCCGACGTGAGGGACGTGATGATAGAAGGGGAGAGCGGGTTTCTTGCTATCTCGCCCTCTTCGTTCATGCCGGTCTACGAACCGTCCAAACGCCGTCTCACTTGGCCCAACGGTGCGATGGCCCTGGCTTTCTCGTCTCATGAGCCAGACCAGCTCAGAGGCCCCCAGTTTGACCTAGCATGGTGCGACGAGCTAGCGGCATGGGCTTATCCTACCGAGACGTGGGAAAATCTCATGCTGGCCCTTCGGTTGGGGATACACCCCCGTTGTGTTGCGACGACAACACCCAAGCCAATAGCGCTAATCCGTACTTTACTTAAAGCCGCAAACACGGTTATCACGAAGGGCACAACCTACGAGAACCGTAAGAACCTAGCTGACTCGTTTTTTCAGCAAGTCGTCTCTGGTTATGAAGGCACGCGATTGGGCCGGCAGGAGATATACGCCGAGCTTCTGGAGGACATGCCGGGCGCGTTATGGAAACGGGAGTATTTCAAGCAGCGGGAAGGGCCTGACATGATACGTGTCGTGGTGGCGATTGATCCTGCGGTTAGCAAGACCGAACAGTCCGACGAGACGGGTATAGTGGCTGCTGGCAGATGCGAGGATGGCACCTATCAGGTACTGGCTGACCGTTCGGGCCGGTACACACCGGACGGATGGGCTAGAACCGCTATTAGCCTATTAGATACCGTGCAAGGCGACCGGATCATTGGGGAAGTGAACAACGGCGGCGACATGGTGGAACACACATTGCGGACCGTCTGGAAGCAGGTTCCGTATAGGGCCGTACACGCCAGTCGGGGGAAGCGCATCAGGGCCGAACCCGTGGCTGCGTTGTACGAGCAGGGCAAGGTATTCCATTCGCAGACATTCGGAGAGTTGGAGGACCAGCTTTGTATGTGGACGCCGGACAGCGATGAGAGTCCTGACAGGATGGACGCCCTGGTGTGGGCGATTACGGGACTACAGGGCGGGCGGCCCAACGTGAGATTCCTATAGGAGGGGAAAATGCCCTACAAAGATATTGAGAAGCGACGGGAAGCGGTAAGGCAGTCAAAGGCCAAGCGGAGGGAAACCCCTGAGAAACCCCAGGGATTACCCGCCGAAATGGAGGAAACCCCTGAGCTTAGGGAAACCCCTGTAGATACGAAAGGGTCGGAAACCCTGGAAACCCCAATGGAAATCCCTGAAACCCCTATCCCGCTCAATGTCCCTGATAACTGGAAACCCCTGAAGGCCTTCATTCAGCGTCCGTCTAACAACCCAAAGATGACCAACCTGGAGAAGATTCAGGCCATCTACCGGAACTTAGGTAAGTATGCCGACGATGTGCGCTACGGTGTAGAAGGCCCTACAATGGGAGACATTGGGAGAGTCTTAGATGAGGCGTAGATTGCTGGCGTTTCTAAAAAGCATCCGCTTCCCGACGGCCAACGCCGCTCAGGTTTTGGGGTTGGCCTTCGTGGGATACGGTATCTGGCTCTGGTCTCCGCCGGCGGCCTACATCGTCGCGGGGCTTGGTATCATATTCATATCCTTGGGAATGGAGCGATGACTTTACTGAGCAGAGCTTTTCAGGCCATGATACCAAAGGCTACCAGACCGCCGATGGGCGGCATGTCTAGTCTCATGGGGTTCGGCGACACGGCCCAGGGGGGGCAGATGGCGCAAATGCGAGCCTATGGCGGCGTTGGCTGGCTCTTCGCCGTTGTGGAGCGCATCAGCACGTCTGTGGCGTCGGCTGAATGGGATTTCTATCGGGTGAGCGTAAAGGGCGAACGAAGAGAAGAGCCTCAGCATCATTGGGCGCAACTCTGGAAATGGCCAAACCCGCATTACACACAGGAAGAGTTTGTCTCAACCTCCCAACAACACTTGGAGCTTGTGGGGGAAGCTTGGTGGATACTTCTGAGGAACTCACTTGGCTTGATCGAGGAGATATGGCCCATACGTCCCGACAAGATGCGTCCAGTGCCTGACAGACAAGAATACATCAAGGGATACGTCTATACTCATGGCGCAGAGCAAATCCCGCTGGACTCCGATTGTGTGATATTCCTTCGCAGTCCCAACCCGCTCAATCCGTATCGGGGTATGGGACGGGTCCAGGCGCTTCTATCCGACATTGAATCCGAAGGTGCGGCGGCCCGGTGGACGCGCAACTTCTTCCGCAACAACGCCTTGCCGGGCGGGATCATCGAGACGGACGACAATATAAGCGATGAGGATTACGACAAATTCGTCCAGCGGTGGCGCATCTCCCACCAAGGTGTAGAGAACGCTCACAGGGTAGCGATACTGGAAAGCGGTATGACCTGGAAGGATCGCAAGTTTACCATGCGGGACATGCAGCTAGAGCAACTGCGGAAGGTGACACGTGACACCATCTTGGGGGCCTTCGGGATGCCTTTAGCTATTATGGGGATCACCGAAAGCGTGAATCGGGCTAACGCAGAAGCCGCCGAGGTGCTGTTTGCCAGATGGGTATTGCGGTCCAGGCTGCGGCGGATAAAGAGTGCCCTAAACGAACGTCTAATACCGGAGGCAGTCCGGGGTACGCTGGAATTCGACTTCAAGCCTGTAGTTCCGGTTGATCGGGAACTGGAGATGAAGATCGGCGTGGAGGGATTCAAGAACTTCATACTCACTCGGAACGAGTCCCGCGAGCTTCTGGGCTTCCCTGGCGACGAGGAAGGTGGCGACGAATACATGCCGCCACCTGCACCGGGGGGAATACCTAAAGCGTTGGGATTGGCTTTGAAGGTGGCCCCTAGGGAATCGACCGAGAACCGCATGAGGCGGTCTTGGGCTGAACGCCTGGAGAAGGAAGGGAATGCACTGGCCGCCTATATTGGCGAAGCGGGTAAAAGTGTAAAGCGCCTGGAAGTCGGCGATATGGCGGGCTTCGATTGGGACTGGTGGGCGAAGTATGGGGACGAGGTGATAGAGGAGTTGACCATCGCCTTTGTTGAAGCCATGCCCATGATCGAGCCGGTCACCGTCCAGAGATTAGCGGCTCAATATGCCGAGACACGTGGAGCTAGGCTTCTCCGTTTGGATGGCGACTTGAACATCGCCGCAGCGACGCGTGAAAGGGTCAATGAGCTGGTAGCCACGGCTTTAGACGAAGGCAAGGCTCTGGGGTCAATTCAGAAGGCAATCAGGGAAGATTTCGTGTTCTCACCCCAGCGGGCGGAGAATATCGCCAGGACCGAGACAGCGACGGCATTGGGGCAGGGGCAGAAGCAAGTCGCCCTGATAGAGGGGCGGGAAGAGAAGCGGTGGTACACCCAGGGCGATGAACTAGTTTCACCTGAATGTTCAGCCAATGAAGGCGACGGGTGGATTCCCATCGGGGACAATTTCAGCAGCGGTGTAGATACAATTCCTCAACATCCCCGCTGTCGTTGTAATACCCGCTACCGTCACAAGCCCGTAGCGGCTGGCTATCGGGTGGTAGAGGGGCGCTGCCCTGAGTGCAATAAACTTCTGGCCAAGTCGGTGCCCGTGGGGACCAAGCTATGGTGCAGTCGGTGCAAACAGGAGGTGCCGATTGAAGGCGAACCGGAGGCCCTTCCTGGAAGGGTGATTAAACAGACCGTGGTGCGGGATGAAAGCGGCCGGATAGTAGAAGTGCTAAGAGAGGAGCGAAATGGCTAGATTCAGTGGATACTACCAAGACAAAATAATCAGCCATATGCTGCGAGGCGAATCCTTTGAACCGCCGGAGACGCTTTACGTCGGCCTGTTCGCAAGTTCCCCCCAGCTTGAAGAGATTGAAGTCGGGGCTGGAAGCTATCGGCGCATGGCGGTAAAGCTGACACAGCCCGAAGGTGGTAGCGCCTCGAATTCCGCGATAATCACCTTTCCGACGGCGCTGGAGGATTGGGGCACCATCGTGGCGGCGGGCCTATTTGACGCGATAAAAGAGGGCAACTTGCTGATGTGGACTGACCTGGAAAACCCGCAACCCGTGAACGATGGGAGCACGTTCCGGTTCAATGTGGGCGCTTTGCAGGTGAGGGTGAACTAATGCGAGCCTTGCGGGACAAGTGGACGCTAACTAGCCGCCTGTATGACAGGAGCGACGAAGGTCATCCTGAGAAGCGGATACTGGATTGCTCTATCGGTTGGCAGAACTACAGAGACCAGTACGGCCTCTACTGGCCCTGTGAACCTGGGCATTCCGAGCCTGACGGAGATGGGTTCCAGGCCCAGTTCGCCCGTATTCCACGGCTGATACGGCTAGGGGAAGATGGCCGCAAGCGTGTCTATCCCGTGCCTGGAAACGACCAAGTATGGATACAACTATTCAAGCCCGAAGAGTTGACGCTAGGCCGTCCCATGAGTAAGCAGGGCGGTGTCTGGACATGGGACAGGCCCGCCTACACCTTCGTGCTGATAGTCGGGCCTTCGGGGGTCAAGTTCAAATTGGTGCTGAAGCGGCCCGTGGGGGTGAACACGCTCCATATCCCGTTTGAGAGCCAAGGCTTGCAGAGACAGGGCAGTCAGCTATTGCATAACGGAGAGGTGGTGGCGGTACTTAGAAGGCCCTCTGTGTGGCATCCAGGCATGTCCGAGGATGACGAGCCGATACCCGTTAACGTGCGGTTCGAGCCTGGCGTGATAGTGTTAGAGTTCGACCCTACAGGAATGCAATATCCAGTGGTGATAGACCCGCCGCTGGACTTGCAGGTGGGGGCGACGGAGGATGATGGCCAGATATACAACGTCACTACGCCAGGAACAGACGGGACTAGAGACCTTGGCGCTCCCATCTTCGGGAACATATCAAATACAGATATGCGGTATAACTGGACTCGTTTCACTGGAGTCACGTGTAGCGGCACTGTGGATGTCATGTATCTCACTTACACATCAACTGGCAACTACAGTACCACAACCGTGAATAGCATCCTGTACGGAAACGACACAGCAACTCCGTTAGCACCCACAACGGTAGCCAAATACTGGGCTTTGGTAAAAACGGGTATTTCTGTGAACTGGGATGGTGTTGGCTCATGGACAACTGGCACAGAGTACAACACGCCGAGTCTAATAGGAATTGGGCAGGAATTGGTGGATTCATATAGCTATGTGAACGGAGAGATGCAGTTCATGCATTGGAACGATGCTTCAAGTGCAGGAGCTTTTCGGCGCCCGCAGGATTATATTGACGGCGACCATACGCATGGCGCAAAGCTCCACATCGAGTCCACGGCGGGGGCACCGCCAGGCATCGTGCCCTTCCGCCGAAGAATTGAGGGATACTAATGCCATTTCTTAGAAAGTACGGCGTAGAAACCACGGTCAACTTCGTTCTCTTCGAAGTGGATGGCGTGAACCTTCGTGTGGACGCCGTTGATGCTGGCGCAGACTGCTCGATAATGAAGGACGAGGGAGCCGAGGCGACTTGCACCAACGACTTCGTGGACGAGGGCAACGGTTATTCCCTGCTATTATCGGCCACCGAGATGGAGACCGCCCGAATCGTCGTCTACGTCATTGATACGGCGACGAAGGTTTGGTTGGACACGGCCCTAGTGATCGAGACTTACGGCCACGCCTCGGCCATGCACGGTTTCGACCTAGACACGGCGGCACTAACGGCGGCTGAGATTAACGCCCAGGTGAAGGACGTACTGGAGACCGACACTCACGCCGAACCCGCCGCTGTGCCGGCAGCCACGGTAAGCCTGAAGGACAAGATAGGCTGGCTATTCACCTTGGCCCGCAACAAGATAATGCAGAGTTCGACCAGCCAAGAAGTCAGGGATGACGGCGATACAGCGAATATCGGGACTGCAACGACCTCTGAAGAGAGCGGCATTGTAACACGGGACAAATGGGTATGATTGACACCCGCCAGAAGCGGATGTCCCTGATAGGCTTGTCCCTACCTGTGCCTTCTCTGTTGCCGCCAGGCGACGGCACGTTCAGCACTCAGGACAAGCTACAATTCCTGTGGCTGTATGCGGGCCTCATGGTGGTGGCGCCCAGGCCTCCAGTTCGTATTAGCGCACCGTGGATTCCCTGGTATCCGGTTCGGTTCCTTATCGAGGGGGAGGCTCATTTCCAGGGCCGTGGCGGGATGGTGGCCGTTGCCACGGTGCTCGTGCCGTTGATGGCTGAGTTTGTGCTGGCGGCGGGAATGAAGGCTGTGAGCTTTGTGGGGCCTTCCGTTCAAGGGTTCGCCCTTGCCCGTCTCATTGGTAGCATGGAAGCCAAGGGGCTGATACGGATTTCGGACACGCAAGAGGTGGAGGAACTGTCTTTGGTAGGCTTGCCACCCTGGGCTTGACAAGCCTCAGAAAAAGCCTTAGACTTTTCTTTGACAATTGAATAAGTGGCCCGACGCCCACGGGGCGCAATGCCACACAATTCCGAGGGACCTAAGTCCGAATCGCGAGTAAGACCGGAACTCGCAGAATCGGGCTTTTTTGTTGCCCGAAGGGGAAGTATGCCATATCCGAATGAACACGCCTGCCGGCTGAGGGAGCCAGGAGACTTCCAACCGGACAGTTTCCGGCGGATTCAGCGGGAGCACGAGGGCAAACGCTACTCGGTCATCATGGGCCGCTTGAAGGGCGAAACCACGATGACGGAGCAGGCATACCGCTACTCGAAGGATACTTGGTCGGCGAGCCAGGCAAGATCACACTGCAAGAGCCATGATGGGACTTTCGAGGCCGCAACGGGAGAAGCTATGTTAAGGACGAAACTGATCAGGCCGGAGATTAGGGTGTTGGAACCTGAGAAGGGTCGTGTCCAGGCCATTGTATCCACTGAGGAACAGGATAGGGATGGCGACATACTTCGGGCCTCTGGCTGGCGGCTTGACCATTTCCTAAAGCATCCCGTTCTACTTTCGAGCCATGACTACATGCGGCTCCGTTCTCAGATAGGTGAATGGGAGGACATGCAGGTTGAGCGAAAGAAGCTCGTGGGCGTGGCCCGGTATTATATCGGGGAAGGGAACGAAGAGGCGGACTGGGGATTCAACCTGGCGCAGAAAGGGCGGGCTGCGTTCTCGGTAGGCTTCCTGCCAGATATGAATGAGGCCAAGGAAATCAAGGATGTCAAAGGGTTCTTTACTAACTATGAATTCAACGGTCAGGAGCTTCTTGAAGTCTCGCAGGTCACCATTCCATCCAACCCACAAGCTCTTCAGCGGATGATCAGCATCGGGGTGCATCCCGTGATACAAGAAATCCTGAACGACATGGAGATACCGGAGGCTACGCCGACAGACGAAATCCTAGAGCGGCTGAACGCCTTGGAAATCGCCCTGAAGGAGTTGATTCCAGCCCATACGGGTCTGAAGGCCGGTCCTTCGGCGGAAGGATGGCCTATGACGATAAACGAAACGATGTACGAGGAGGTTTTGAGACATGGACCCTGTAGTGATAAGCCCTGATGAACTGGCCGAGGTTCTGGCAGAACCTCAAAACCACCAGGAATTGCTAGGCAACAAGGAGCGTCTGAAGGCGTTCGCAGAGGCGTACGCCAAGGACGCCGTGCGGAAGGGCAGTCTCGTGAAAGAGATCAAGGCCCAGTTCCAGGAGACGATGACCGAGTTCGTAAAGGAACATGGCCTGAAGCGACTGCCGATGGGTGTGGACCCCAACGATGCTGTCCCAGGAGCTGGTATGGACGGCAAGTTCAAGAGCATGGGAGAGTTCATTCGGGCGATACATCCCCATGTCGGGAAAGGTGCCGATCCCCGGCTGAAGACGCTGGAGGAAAGCCAGGGTGAGACTGGCGGATTCCTGGTGCCCGAAGAGTTCCGGGCGAATCTGCTCATGCTCGCTTTGGAGGCGGCGATTGTAAGGCCAAGGGCGACAGTCATCCCGATAAGCACCGCTTCCGTCCTGATGCCCATGCTGGACGTAACTAGTCACGCGTCCAACCTCTATGGCGGCGTAGTGGCTTACTGGATTCCCGAAAGCGGCACATTCACAGCATCCGAGCCCGACTTCGGGCAGACCCGGCTCACGGCCAAGAAGCTGACGGGTCTTACGGTGGCCAGTAACGAGCTGCTGTCGGACGCCGCCATATCGTTGGAAGCCCTGATAAACACGCTCTTCCCGCGGGCCATCGCGTTCGAGGAAGACGTGGCCTTTATTCGGGGAGACGGAGCTGGCGAACCGGTGGGCATCCTGAACGCCGACTGTCTGGTGAGTCAAGCAAAGGAGACTGGTCAAGCTGCCGACACCATCGTTTGGGAGAACATCGTCAAGATGTACTCACGGATGTTCCCTAGCAGTCTGGGCCGGGCTGTATGGTTGGCTCACATTGACACGTTCCCGCAACTGGCCACCATGAGCCTTTCCATAGGTACGGGCGGTTCCGCCATCTGGCTCAATAACGGTGCGGCGGGTCCTCCAATGACCATTCTGGGAAGGCCGGTGATATTCACGGAGAAGTGCGAGACGGTAGGAACGGTGGGCGACATTTACTTTGCCGACTTCTCGTACTACCTGATCGCCGACCGGCAGACCCTGAGCATGACGGCCAGCCCGCATGTCTACTTCACCACCGACCGGACGGCATACAGGTTCGTCGAGCGGGTGGACGGCCAGCCCTGGATTCGGTCAGCCATAACACCGAAGCGGGGTTCAACCACACTCTCGGGATTCGTGGCACTTGCCAGTAGAGACTAATCCTTCCTAAGAAGGATTCAACGGTGCTGATCCTTCACATGTGAAGGACGGCCTTGATACAAGAAGGAGAATGGCTATGAACATGATGAGCGAGGATGTCAAGGCGGTCATCCTGGAAACGGCTGACATCGGCGGCACCAACACGGGTGCGACGGGGAACTGGGCGACGTACCAGTCGATGGAGAACTTCGACCGGATATACGCCAAGGTCGAAGTCGGCACGTGGGACGCTACCGACGATCTAGACACGTGCAAGCTCCAGCAGGCCCAGGACGCCGCTGGCACGGGCGTCAAAGACCTGACCACCAGCGCGTCGGGCGGCAACTACGATACCGACGCTCCAGTGGATGCCGACGGGAACACCGTCGTGCTGGAGGCACGAGCCGAAGACCTGGATACGGATGGTGGGTTCTTCTATGTCCGGCTCTACTGCGCCGAGGTAAGTAACACTGGCGTGGACAACATCAGTGGTGTACTGGTGCTCTACAAGGCGCGGTACTCCCGGAAGCAGCTCGAAGGGGCGGCTTCCAGCGGCGCAGTTGTCTATGTCAGGCCATAACCCTTGCCCGATATGCGGGAGTAGGGCCTGCGCGATAATGGGCGGGGCTGTCTGTCGGCATACTGGCCAGCCCCGGCATAAGGCGATGGATACTCCGCCCAGGGACAAGATGATACGGAGAGCGCCGAAGAAGAGGCGCAAATAACCGCCCGTAAGGGCGCTCTGAAAGGAGCGGTATGGCGCAACTACATGCGAGGCGTATTCGAGGCGCACTGGCCTTCTGGGAAGGCCACAGGATGCGGTTGGTGGATGCGGTCGGCAAGGACGTATTCAAGTACGAGCTTCTGCCGAAGGACCTGAACCCCAACGGAACCGATCCCACAGGATGGACCAGCACAGTCGTCGAGGTTGGTGTAGGCACGACTGAGTTCTCCCCGAACGATACGGCTGGACGAGTGGGCACGATCACCTGCGCGGCCAACGAGGACGATGGGGGCAGCTACCAGCTACTGGGCGAGAACTTCGAGCTGACCGCCGACCAGGACGTTTACGTCGGTGTCGAGTTACAGACCAACGATGCCGATCAGTCCGACCTGCTTTTCGGCCTCTGTATCACGGACACCGCCCTTCTGGGCGGGATGACGGATGGTGTCTACTTCGAGTCCCTTGATGCGGCCACCGCCATCAGCACGGTCGTGGAGACAGGCAGCGCCGAGACGCAGAGCGATGATGAGGGGGACCTGGCTGACGATACAGACATCATCTTGGAGTTGTACTGGAACGGTGCGGCCACTTACTTCTTCATCAACGGAGTGGAGGTCACACGGGTTGCTGGCGCGACGACGGAGGCGCTGAGGCTGTCTCTGGAGTTCCTGACGGGTGAGGCCGTGGCCAACACCTGCAACATCAAGTGGCTACGGGCCATCCAGATAGGTAGATAAGCGATGGCCGTTACGTTCGAGACAAGGATCAAGCGATTCCGTGGTCTCAGTACCGATACCAAGCCTGGACGGTTCACAGAGGAAGTCGGCGGCCCCGTCGGTGAGATACCGGTCGGTTCGGTATTTACCGAGGTCGATACGGGGGAGCGTTTCGTCTGGGGCGGTTCATGGCCGTGGGTAAGACAGGATCAGACCATAGAGGTAATCCTGAACGATCTCATTGAGGTTAACCTACAGATACTCGCGGTCGTGGAGGCAACACACAAAGGTCACGAAGAGCATCTGTGGGAAGACGAAGTAGAAGTGGAACAAATCTAGAAGCGCCGATAACGAGGCGCAAAGAGGAGAAAAGACATGAGTGCAAAGACTGACGAGCTACTGCAAGCGATTCTGGACGCGCAAGGCCCTAAAGGGTTAGGGCGAATGGCTCACGAGTACGAGGCCGCCATACAAGCGGCTGCAACGGCGGCGCTGGTAGTCCGGCCCACCACCGTAGCGGCCATCACCATCTATAACAACGAGAATCCTGGTGGCAAGTACCTGGTGATTGACCGCCTCTTCACTCACAACCTGGTGAGCACCGCCGTCAAATCCTTTTTCGGTCTATGGTACTGCGTGCATCGCCAGATGGCCGAACCCACCAACGACATCACCACTCTCCGGGGCACCGGTGATGGTGCGCCGCCGAACGTTGGCATAGTCTACGTGGATGTTGGGGCGACGGTTGTCAATGATGGATGGTTCCCCGCTGGGCGAGAAGGATCAATCTCGGAGACTGGCGTTACGCCGCAGGGAATCGCCGAATGGGAGGCCAAAGGTCGCTTAGTAGTGCCGCCTGGAGGTGGCCTGAGTGTGCAGATTGTTTCCTCCCTAGTTGGCGAGACTTTCACCAGCGGTGTCGCCTGGTGGAGGACACAACTCTAAGATGCCCTGGGAAGCTCTGAAGGCCATCATAGAACAGGCCAAAGTCGGAAGGCTTGAGTCGGAAGCGGCGTGTCCTATCTGTGGCACGCCGCTGGACGTGAACGCTAAAGGACAGAAAAATTGCCCGATGGGCTGCTATCGGACAAGCTGAAATGGAGGTAAGGCGCACAGAGGGCCAGGAGGGTTTCAAGTGCCCTCTGTGCAAAGGATACTTGGTGCAATCGTGGTATGTAGACCTGGACGGCGAGGTACATGTCACGGTGCGGGGGGCCCGTAACGATACCGAACGCTATTGGGACTGGCAGGAAGAGCACCCGAACATAAAACAAGGCTGACCCCTAGAGGTCTCTAATTCTAAGAAAGCATAGAGGGAGAGACAGGTGAGCAATCTACTTAATGCTTTGGCGGTCACGCCAAGCAAAATGGCCTGCACGCAGTCGGGCAATATGCTCGGCAGTCAACTTCTTGCCTGTCCGATGTTGATTATGCTTGGCCTTTTTGCTTATCCGTTGGCGGGTTTCTTCCGTGTGATGGCGACCTGTGAAACCGCGACTGCGTTTTCCGTACATACCGTTGAATGGCCCTTTAAGTGGCTTATGAAGGCCCAACTCAAACGCATGTTTTTGGTTGCGGCTAGGCGTGACATATTCAAGATTCCCAATTGCATTATGAGTTTTTACGCCATCCTTATGATTGGTCTCCATACCATCTGGACATGGGCCAAGAAAAGCCTTAAGAATAAGAATATGAACTTTTTGCTGTTTGACGATATTGTTGCGAGACAGCCTCACTTGGGAATAACCCCGGACTATGCCCGGACGAAGAATCCGTCCGGCAAAGGTGTTTCTATACGGGGCATCACGACGAACTCTGCCAAGATTAGAAATGCTGTACCAGCCTTCATAGCCAATTACAGAGCGCCATTCCTCAATCACTTTACATCCTCCATCTTCATAAAGGATACCACATAAAATGTCATCATGGTACTGTTCAAGAGAGGCCGTAAAAAGGGCCGCTGGGATAGACGGCGGCGATAGGGACTTCGTTGTTGACCGCTTGATAGAGACGGCCAGCCGAATCCTTGACAGGCTGACGCGGCGCTACTTCATTCCCCGGACTGAGACGCGGTATTATCCGTGGCCCCCTTTACAGGCAAGCCGTTCTCATATCCTCTGGCTCGACCAGGACCTGATCTCCGTTACCACCCTCCAGACGCAGGCTCAGGATACGAGCCCGACGATCATATCCTCTTCGGACTATTTCCTCGAACCCATCAACACCGGACCACCCTATAACCGTATCGAAATAGACCTATCTTCAAGTGCGGCGTGGGAAGCGGGGGATACGCCTCAGCGTTCCATCAGCGTACTCGGTTCCTGGGGCTACGATAACGAGACCGAGGGAGGCGGGACAGTGGCCAGTGGATTAGCTTCCAGCGCTGCGGCTACATCCTTTGTGTGTTCCGATGGTTCTCGGATAAATGTAGGCAATACTTTGCTCATAGAGTCCGAGCAACTATTCGTCTCCGAACGTACTAGTGCTGCCCTGGCTGCCATCCTGATTGACGGGGCGCTGACGGCTGACAAGTCCGAGGTGAGTGTGACCGTGGATACTGGACATAGTTTACATGTGGGCGAAGTCATCCTCGTGGGTTCGGAGCGCATGTACGTGGAAGTTGCTGGGACTACGGTTCTGACCGTCATCCGGGCCTATGACGGTTCCGTTTTGGCGGCTCACGCCAACGACACGGCTGTGCATGTGTTCCGCACCCTGACGGTGGAACGGGGCGTGAACGGAACGACGGCAGCCACGCACGCCAACGCCACTGCTATATCCGTCTACACGCCGCCCCTGGAGATTCAGACTCTTTGCATCGCAGAAGCGATAGCGGCCTATCATCAGGAGCGCAGCGGATGGGGCCGGGAGATAGGTTCCGGTGAGGGACAAAGGGAATGGAGCGGGCGCGCGCTGGACGATTTGAGGAAGCGTGTTCAGAAGATCTACCGAAGGGCAAGGATGGCGGTCGTATGATAGGCCTCGAAGTCAAGGTTAGTGGCCCACTAT